ACAGCAAGGAAGAAGCATTTTATATAAAAAATAAAAATCGTTGTGATAAATTAAGTAATGACCAAAAACTTGACCCTGCTAACAAGTGTACAGGGTTTGCTCAAGAAAGAGAGCCTGATAAAGAAGTAGTTGTTAAAGGGGAAAGTGAAATGGCTGATGTTCCAATTAGAGTAGCTCAAAAAGGAGACGTAATGGAGCCTTGGCAAATTTCTAGAATGCAAAGATCTATAAAGAAAGAACAAAAGCAAATTAGAAAATCTAAACTTAAACAAAGACCAGACGGTGTTAGTAGAAGAGATTGGAAGAAGCAGGTTAGAGCAGAGGAAAATGCGGCTGAACAAAAAGAGTTCCAAGCACTAGCTGAGAGAAACGCTAAGTCAAGAGCTTCTGGAAAAAGAGGTGGCTCAAGAAATGTGGCAGGCTTTGATAGAGATAAAAGTGTAGGAGAAGATTCTGAAAAGGTACAAGTATTAAAAGCTCAAAAAGCTGCAAAATTAGCAAAACTAAAAAAGCAAAACGAAGAAAAGAAAAACGAAGAAAAGAAAAAATCTACAAACAAAATGAGATCAACAAGTCCCGCAAAAAAAGCATTAAAGGGTAGCCAAAATCAATTACCTCAACATTTACAAGCAGCTATAAAAGCAGCTCCTGGTAAAATGAATGGTTCTCCTTACAAAATGAAAGGTTCAATGTTTAAAAAGAAATACTAATGGCTATACCTATTACAAGTAAAATCAAAAACTGTTCTCCCGCTAAAAAGACAGGAGCGTGGACAAGGAAAGAAGGTCAATCAGAGTCTGGTGGCTTAAACCAGAAAGGTGTTGATGACTATAAAAGAAAAAATCCTGGTTCAAAATTAAAAACCGCTGTAACAACAAAGCCTTCTAAATTAAAGCCTGGAAGTAAAGCTGCTAAACGTAGAAAATCTTTTTGTGCGAGAATGAGCGGAGTAAAAGGACCAATGAAAAAACCAAATGGTAAACCTACAAGAAAGGCTTTAGCATTAAGAAAATGGAATTGCTAATGGAATCAAAAGGACTAGGCGACACAGTAGAAAAAATAACTAAAGCAACAGGTATTAAGACTTTAGTAGAAAAAGTTTCAGAGGGTTTAAATATCCCGTGCGGGTGCCAGCACAGAAAAGAAAAACTAAACAAAATGTTACCATATAAAAAATAAAAAAATGAGTTTCAAAAACACACCAATAACGGCGAAAATTAAAAGAACTACTAAAGGGGGTATTACGCAACCATTGTTAAATATGGGTGCACCTGTTAAAATGAAGATGCATTCACCTGCTAAAGTAGACCCAGATCCTAATATTAAAAAGCAATCGGATTTTAAAAACGAAATGTCTAGACAAGACAAAGTAAAAGCCGACAACTTGGCTGCAAGTAAAGCAAAGAAAGCTGCAAAAGATAAATCTAATTATCAAAAAAATATAGATCAATATAGAAAAGACGTATCTACTTTAAATGCAAATACAAAGTCTGCATCTAAAAATATTAATCCTAGACAAATGGAATCTGCCATGAATAGGAGTGTAAGACAAGCAGGTAGGATTAAATCTTTTGAAAAGAATCTTTACGACTACGACACAAAAAACAAAGAAGGTAGTACTGAAGGCTATAGTGCTAAGGAGTATGCAATGGCTAAAGCTAGTGGTACTTATAAACCTAGAAACAAGAAAAAAGAAGATATTAAAGTAGATACTACTAAAACTCAAACTACTAAAACTAAAAAAGTTTCATACGACACAGCTTATAAGAATAGAGATATGAAAACTTACGGCAAAATGGATAAAGCTACTTATATAAAAGAAGCTAAGCGCCAAAATGCATCTAAGAAAGCTGGTAAAGGATGGGATGTTAAAAACAAAGGTAAGGATACACCACCTAGAAAAAAAGTTAAGGCTGCTTCTGTAATAGAGCCTAAAGGAATTAAGAAAATAGAAATATCTACAAAGCTAGATCCAAAACAACTTAAAGCAGAAGTTGTAAAGCGTAACACTAAAACAGAAAAGCCTTCTAAAAGAGATGTGCGTAAAGCTAATAGAAAAGCTAAATCAGCGGGTAGAGCAAGTGATAGAGCAGCAAGAGCTAGACTAAAAGGTCAACAAGCTTTAGAGAACGGTAACAAGCAAAAAGCTTTAAGACTTAAAAGAAAAGAAGTACGATTAAAAGCAAAAGCTACTAAAAAAAGAGGGCAAGCTGCAGATGCTATTAAGATAAAAGATTAAATGAAAAAGTTATTTCAATGGCTTACAGGTAGTGTTGTTAAAGAGATAGGCAACGTTATTGATAAGTTAACTACAACTGAAGAAGAGAAGCTTATTATAAAAAAGCAAGTTCAAGAAATATTAGAACAAGCTGATACAAATGCTCAAATTCAAGTTACTGATCGTTGGAAATCAGATATGGCGAGTGATAGTTATTTATCAAAAAACATTCGTCCATTGATACTTATATATATAACAGTTATATTTACAGCATTGGCTTTTACAGATGGTAACATAGGTGAATTTCAAATAGCAAAAGAATATATACCTATATTTCAAACGTTACTAGTTACTGTCTATGGAGCATACTTTGTAGGTAGGACTTGGGAAAAAGCAACAAAAATAAATAAAAAATAAAATAATGGGACAATTTTTAAATCAACCAGACTTTATAGAGTTTGGCAAAGTAGTAACACCAAGCAATACAATTAATGCTTCTACAAACCTTAACAAAGCTTCTTTGTGGGTTGGCGGAGGTGGTACTGTAAAAGCTATACTTTCTAGTACACTTGGAGGTGTTGTGGAAAGTTTTACAATAACATCACCAGGAGCAGGTTATACCACTGGGGCTGCAGTAGCAACTTTAAACGATGATGGTACAGATGCAACCGGCTTAACTGTAGATATTACTGTAGACGGCAGTGGGGCAATTGTTACTGCTGTATTAAACAACACAGGTAGTGGCTATGTAGTGGGTCAAACACTTAGAATATCTGGAGGTACTTCAATGGCAGTTATCACTATTACAGGAGTTGATAATACTCCTATAGCTTCACAAGCTGTATCTTTTCAAGGCGTACAAGCAGGAACTTACTTACCTGTTATTGTTGATTATGTGTTGGTAGAAAGCTCAAACCCAGCTTCTCTAATGATTGCATGTCATTAATAATACTTTAAAACAAGTAACTATATACTTATAATATAAACAATTAAATTTAATAATTATGTCTAAAAAACTAGAAGAACAAGAGTTAAAAGAATTACAAGGAGCTATCAACAAGATTAATGAAATACAACTCCAAATTGGAGGTATTGAATTACAAAAGCAAGACCTTGTATTATTCGGTGCTGAAGCAAAAAAAGAATTAAAAGAAATTCAAGCTTCACTTGAGAAAACTTATGGTCAAGTATCTATCGATATTCAAACTGGAGATATTCAAGAGAATGAGTCAGATAGTTAGAAAGATAAGTATTGGTAAAGATTATAAAAATGACGCCATGCACTACTCTGTTGGACAGGAAGTGTATGGTGGTCATACCATAAAAAATATAATTGAAGAAGAAACTAAGTACTCAATATATATTGAAAAGAATAATGAGATAATGCCATGGAAAGATTTTAATAAGAACATGGCAATTGCAGTTGAATATGATCTGCAATATTAATGAAGTCTTTAATTAATTTTATTATAGAGCCAGTCGGCGAAAGATATAATAACACTAAGAATATTGAAGGTAATGAATTACTTTTAAATACAGAATTACAAAATCACAATTATTCAAATAGAATAGCTAAAGTAATAGCAGTACCTAAATTAGCGGATACTGAGATTAAAAAAGGTGATGAAATTATTGTACATCATAATGTATTTAGACGGTTTAGAGACATCAGAGGAGACGAAAAAAATAGTAGATCTTACTACAAAGATAATATATACTTTGCAACCGAAGATCAGGTTTATGCTTATAAAAGAAAAAGTAACTGGCAAAGCTGTAAAGGATTTAATTTCGTTAAACCTATAAAAGAAACTAAAGCATTTTCTTTAGATAAAGAAAAAGAAGGTGTGGGGGTTTTATACTTCAAAGATCCTGATCTTAAAGGATTAAAAAACGGCGATCTAATAGGGTTTAGGCCCGGGGCAGAATATGAATTTGTTATTGGTAATGACAGAATTTATAGAGTACCCACAAATTCAATCACAATCAAATATGAATATCAAGGAAACGAAGAAGAATATAATCCAAGCTGGGCATAGGGCTGTTGAAGAATTAATTAAAGTGGCTAAAGAAGCTATAGTTGATTCTGGTGATGATATAACAGCGGATAGATTAAAGAACGCAGCAGCTACTAAAAAGCTAGCTATATTCGATGCCTTCGAGATATTAACTAGAATACAACTAGAGCAAGATATTATTGATGAAAAACCTGCAGAGGTAAAAGAAGAAAAATCTTTTGGAGGCTTTGCTGAAAAAAGATCTAAATAATGTACGAGCAAACGTTATATAAAGTTATAACACCTGTAAAGCTTACTACTATATCAAGACTTAACAAAGCTAGAAAGTGGGATTATGGATATAATAAAGAGCATGATATTGTTGTTATAAGTAAGACCGGGCAGATTGGTGAAATATATGATATAAATAATCTTAAAATAGCTTTGCCAAAAGCCCCAACTGGGATTGATAAGTCAAAAAATAAATGGATCCCTGAAGATTATCCTAAAGAATTAAAAGCTATTGACAGCATATTCGATTGGAGAGACTATCCGGAAAAATTTAAATTAAAATGGGAAAGCTATATAGATGAACAATTTAACAAAAGAGAAAAAGGCCATTGGTTCAATAATAAAGGTGTGGATACTTACATTACTGGTACTCACTTTATGTACTTGCAGTGGTCCAAAATTGATATTGGGAAGCCAGACTTTAGGGAATCAAACAGACTATTCTTTATATTCTGGGAAGCTTGCAAAGCTGACGCTAGATCCTATGGGATGTGCTACCTTAAGAACCGTCGATCTGGATTTTCTTTCATGTCATCAGCTGAAATTGTTAATCTTGCAACAATATCCTCTGATTCACGGTTCGGTGTATTGTCCAAATCTGGACAAGATGCTAAGAAGATGTTCACTGACAAGGTGGTACCAATCTCTGTTAATTACCCGTTCTTCTTTAAACCAATACAGGACGGAATGGACCGTCCGAAGACCGAACTTGCCTACAGGGTCCCGGCCTCTAAACTTACCAGGAGACGACTCGATTCCAAGGATAGATCCAAGCAAGAAGCCCTTAAGGGTTTGGACACGACCATCGATTGGAAGAACACGGGTGACAATGCCTATGATGGGGAAAAACTTAAACTCCTCGTCCATGATGAATCGGGGAAATGGGAAAGGCCGAACAACATCCTCGACAACTGGAGGGTTACGAAAACCACCCTTAGATTAGGTAGTAGAGTAATAGGTAAGTGTATGATGGGTTCAACATCAAATTCACTTGACAAAGGAGGTGACAATTTTAAAAAGTTATATAATAACTCAGATGTTACCAAAAGAAATAGAAATGGACAAACTGCTTCGGGATTATATTCTTTATTTATTCCAATGGAGTGGAATTACGAAGGTTTTATTGATGAGTATGGCCAACCAGTATTTGATACACCAAAAGAACCAGCTGTAGGTCCATATGGTGACGTTATAGAAGTTGGAGTTATAGAGCACTGGAATAATGAGGCAGAAGGTTTAAAGTCTGATCAGGACGCTTTAAATGAGTTTTATAGACAATTCCCAAGATCAGAAGAACACGCTTTTAGAGATGAAACAAAAAACAGTATATTTAATTTAGTTAAAATATACGAGCAAATAGATTATAATGAAGATTTAGGAAATACTAATGTATTAACTAAAGGTAGCTTTCAATGGGTCAACGGTATTAAAGATACAACTGTAAAGTTTACACCTAACCCTTCCGGTAGGTTTTTAGTATCTTGGGTGCCTGGAGAACATTTACAAAATAAACAAATTGTATCTAAAGGATTAAAATCGCCAGGTAATCAACACATGGGAGCTTTTGGATGTGATAGTTATGATATATCAGGAACAACAGATGGTCAGGGATCTAAAGGAGCATTGCACGGATTAACTAAGTTTAGTTTAGAAGACGCTCCGGCTAATACTTTCTTTTTAGAATATATAGCTAGACCTCAGACTGCAGAGATATTTTTTGAAGATGTATTAATGGCTTGCATATTTTATGGCATGCCTATATTAGCAGAGAATAACAAACCTAGATTATTATATTATTTTAAAAGAAGAGGATATAGAGGTTACTCTATGAATAGACCTGATAAGCTTTGGAATAAATTATCTGTAACAGAAAGAGAAATAGGTGGTATGCCTAACTCAAGTGAAGATATAAAACAAGCGCATGCGGCTGCTATTGAAACATATATAGATCAGCACGTAGGTTTAAAAGAAGATGGGCAATATGGTGCAATGTATTTTAATACTACTTTAAATGATTGGGCTGGATTTGATATAAATAAAAGAACCAAGTTTGATGCAGCTATAAGTTCAGGTTTAGCAATAATGGCATGCAACAGACATTTATACCACCCGAGACCACGAGTAGAGAAAGAAACAATAAGTTTAAAAATAGCTAAATACACCAATCAAGGTGGTTTATCAAAATTAATAGAAAAATAAAAATATGGCTGAGTCAGTTATAACAAGTTATTTTCCAAGCCAAGTAGCTAGCGATGCGGAGAAGATGTCCATGGATTATGGTACTACGGTAGGTAGAGCTATAGAAAGTGAGTGGTTCAATAATACAAATGGAGGAAGTTCAAGTAGGTTTCAAAGTAATCAAGTTACATTTCATAATTTAAGATTATACGCAAGAGGTGAACAGCCTATACAAAAATATAAAGATGAATTATCTATTAATGGAGATTTATCTTATTTAAATTTAGATTGGAAACCTGTACCTATTATACCTAAGTTTGTAGATATAGTTGTTAATGGTATTTCTGATAGGCTATTTGATATAAAAGCTTATTCACAAGATCCTTATGGGGTTGACAAGAGAACAAGGTATATGGAATCTCTTATTAGAGATATGCAAACCAAAGAACTTAATGAGTTTGCTAGTGCTGAATTTGGAGTTAATTTATTTGAAAACGACCCTGAAACCTTACCTAAGAATAAAGAAGAATTAGATTTACATATGCAACTTACTTATAAACAGCAAGTTGAAATAGCAGAAGAACAAGCTATTAAAGTTTTATTAGATGGTAATAATTATGATTTAATAAAAAGAAGATGTAATTATGATTTAACTACAATAGGTATTGGAGCTGTTAAAAATGTATTTACTAAAGCGGAGGGTGCTAAGGTAGAATATGTAGACCCAGTTAATTTAGTTTGGTCATATACTGATTCTCCTTATTTTGATGATATATATTACGTAGGAGAAGTAAGATCAGTACATTTAAACGAGCTTAAAAAAGAATTTCCTTGGTTAACTAACGATGAGTTAAAAGAAATAGCAGGGCAATCCGTTACTAATAATGGATTTTATAACAGATCTATAAGTAATGTTAATAAAGATGATTCTAATACAGTGCAGGTATTGTATTTTAATTATAAAACTTTTACTAATGAAGTATACAAAGTAAAAGAAACAGCTACTGGTGCATCAAAGATAATACCTAAAGATGATCAGTTTAATCCACCGCCAGAACTATATGAAGAATACGGTATAGAAAAATTATCAAAATCACTCGAGGTATTATATGAAGGAGTAAAGATAGTTGGAGGTAGAATGCTAAAGTGGGAGTTGGCTAAGAATATGATCAGACCTAAAAGTGACTATTCTAAAGTTAAGATGAATTATAGCATGGTAGCTCCTAGAATGTATCGAGGTAGAATAGAATCTATAGTAAGTCGTATAACAGGCTTTGCTGATATGATTCAATTAACACACTTAAAGTTACAACAGGTAATGTCAAGAATGGTTCCTGATGGAGTTTATCTAGACGCTGATGGTTTAGCTGAAGTTGATTTAGGCAACGGTACAAATTACAATCCTCAAGAGGCATTAAATATGTTTTTTCAAACAGGTTCTGTAATAGGTAGATCATTTACACAAGACGGTGATATGAATCCTGGTAAAGTTCCTATTCAAGAAATAACTACAGGAGCTGGTGGTGGTAAAATGCAATCATTAATAGGTAATTATAATTACTACATGCAGATGATTCGCGATGTAACCGGATTAAATGAAGCAAGGGACGGTAGTACGCCGGATTCTAGAGCATTAGTTGGAGTACAGAAAATGGCAGCTGCAAATTCAAATGTAGCAACTAGACACATATTAGATGGAAGTTTGTTTTTAACTTCAGATTTATGCGAAGGCTTATCATTAAGAATTTCAGATATATTAGAATACTCTCCTACAAGAGATGCTTTTATACATAAGATAGGTAATCAAAACGTAGCTGTGCTTGAAGAAATGAAAGATTTATATCTTTATGATTTTGGTATATTTATTGAACTACAACCTGACGAAGAAGAAAGGGCTGTACTTGAAAACAATATACAAGCAGCAGTGCAAAGTGGATTAATTGATTTATCTGATGCTATTGATTTAAGAGAAATTAAAAATCTTAAACTAGCTAACCAATTATTAAAAATAAGAAGGATAGACAAGCAAAAGAAAGATCAAGAAATACAACAACAAAATATACAAGCGCAGGCTCAAGCAAATGCTCAAGCTCAACAAGTAGCTGCTCAGGCGGAAGTTCAAAAAGGACAAGCTTTGATTCAGCAAAAAATAGAGTTAGCAAACGCTCAAGCACAAATAGATACTCAAAAATTAATGCAAGAAGCTACTTTAAAGAAAGAGTTAATGCAATTAGAATTTGAAATGAACCTGCAGCTTAAAGGTTTAGAAGTACAAGGACGTAAGTCAGAACTAGTAGACAAAGAAGATAGAAAGGACGATAGAACAAAACTTCAAGCTACACAACAAAGTGAATTAATACAACAAAGACAAAACAATTTACCAGCTCAAGATTTCGAATCAAGTGGGTTTGATACAATGGGCGGTGGATTCAACTTAGGTTCGTCAGACCCTAGGTAATAATAATAGTAACAATTATATAATATTTTATCATGTCAGAAGAATTAGAACAAGAAGTACCCGTTGTTGAGGAAGTCAAAACGGAAGAACCTAAACCTGTGTCGGTTGACGACGGGGTTATTAAGGTTGATTTAGGATTATTAAATAAACCAGTAGACGATGCCATTCCAGAGCAAGAAACAAATGAAGTGGATGTTGATCAACAAACCACAGCTAGCGAAGAAGTGGTTGAAGAAGTACCACAACAACAAGAGCCCGTTCAAAATGAAGAACCCGTTCTTGAAGAAATAACTAGTGAAGAAGTTGTAGAACAAGTTGAAGAACTTGAAGAACAAATAGAACAAGCAGTTGTAGAGCAATCTATAGGTGTTGATCTTCCAGAGAATATTCAAAAAGTTGTGGATTTTATGAATGAGACAGGGGGAAGCTTACAAGATTATGTAAAGCTTAATACTGATTATGCTTCATTAAACGAAACACAATTACTAAGAGAGTTTTATGAAACAACAAAACCTCATTTAGACAGGGAAGAAATTGATTTTATAATGCAGGATAACTTTTCATACGATGAAGAGGTTGATGAAGATAGAGATATCCGTAGAAAAAAATTAGCAAGAAAAGAAGAGCTTGCAAAAGCTAAAAAGCATTTAGACGGTTTAAAATCTAAATATTACGAAGAAATAAAAGCTGGGTCAAGAATGGATCCAGAAACAAAAAAAGCGGTTGACTTTTTCAATCGTTATAAAAAAGAAAACGAAGAAGCTAGTAAAGTAACTGAAAGCCAGGTATCTGCATTTAAGAGTAGAACAGAAAAGCTTTTTTCTAATGATTTCAAAGGTTTTGATTTCAATGTTGGAGAAAAGAAATTTCGCTACAAAGTTAAAAATGCGGATCAGGTTAAAGACACACAGGGCGATATCAATAATTTTGTCAAGAAGTTCTTGAACGATAAAAATGAAATGAATGACGCCGCTGGATATCACAAATCTTTATTTACAGCTATGAATGCAGATGCAATTGCTAATCACTTTTATGAGCAGGGTAAAACCGACGCTATGAAAGCAAGTGTACAAAAAGCGAAGAACATTGATATGAATCCAAGAGGGGTTCATGAAGAAATCAAAAACACTTCCGGTATGTCATTTAAATCAATTGGATCTACTAAAGCTTCTAAGTTTGGAATTAAAACTAGAAAATAACAAATTTAAAAATTAAAAATTATGGCATTAGGATCATTTACAGGGAGTGCTGGAGCATTGGCTCACTTAACTCCTCGACCTACACAAACGTTGTTTAACGACAACTACCTGTCTTTATCAGACATGGATTTTACACAACAATTTTTACCAGAAGTATATGAGAAAGAAGTAGAAAGATACGGTAACCGTACTATCTCTGGATTTTTACGTATGGTAGGTGCAGAGATGCCTATGGCTTCTGACCAAGTAGTTTGGTCTGAGCAAGGTAGATTGCACGCAGCTTACGACCCAGTAGAAACTACAGCTACTACAGTTATTATTCCAGCTAACGCAGCAGGAGCTTCTCAAAACGTTATTGGCCCAGGTGCTACTATCGTTATTGCTTCAGCAAACGGTTTAGTTGTGGAAAAAGCTTATGTATCTGCAGTATCTGCACCAGTAGCAGGAGTTGTTACATTAACTGTAGCTGGATATCAAGGAGCTATTACTGTTCACGCAGCAGCTAAGATATTCGTATACGGTTCAGAATATGCAAAAGGAACTTCTAACGCAGGAACTTCTGTTGATGCATCTTTCGAGCAATTCAGCAACAAACCAATTATCTTAAGAGATAAATACAATGTGAACGGTTCTGATACTGCTCAAATTGGATGGGTTGAAGTAACTACTGAAGCTGGGACTTCTGGATACTTATGGTATTTAAAGTCTGAGCACGAAGCTAGAATTCGTTTTGAAGATCAATTAGAAATGAGTATGTTAGAAGCTGAAAAAGCAGCGGCACCAATTACGCCAGCTGACTTTGGAACTGCAGCAGGAACTCAACTTACTGGTTCTGACGGATTATTCTCAGCTCTAGAAGATAGAGGATTAGTTTATTCAGATCAAGATTTTGGTGGTGCTGATGGACTTGCAGACTTTGACGTAATATTACAAGAATTAGATAAGCAAGGATCTATTGAAGAGAACATGATGTTCTTAAACAGATCAGCTTCTTTAGGACTAGATAATATGTTAGCATCTGTAAATTCAGCTTATGCAACAGGATCTTCTTATGGAGTATTTAATAACAGCTCTGAAATGGCATTGAACTTAGGGTTCTCTGGATTCAGAAGAGGTTCTTACGATTTCTATAAGACTGACTGGAAATACTTAAACGACGCTACTACTCGTGGATTAGTTGGAGATATTGAAGGTGTATTAGTACCAGCAGGAACTTCTACAGTTTACGATCAGCAATTAGGACAGAACATTTCAAGACCATTCTTACACGTACGTTACAGAGCTTCTGAAGCAGACGATAGAAAAATGAAATCTTGGATCACTGGATCTGTTGGTGGAAACTTTACAAGCGACGAGGATGCAATGAACGTTCACTTCTTATCAGAAAGATGTTTATGTGTACAAGCAGCTAATAACTTCGTATTATTCAAGAAGATAGCATCATAGTAAATTAATGTAATTCTTACCCCTGTTGCATTGACAGGGGTAACTATTACTCTTATAAAATTATTTAATCATATTATATCATGGCAAAACAAGCTACAGCAAAGCAAGTTGAGGTTGCTCCTCAAGTAAAAGCAGCACCAAAGGCAGCTGCAAAACCACAATGGGAATACAAAGACAGAACGTACTTTTTAATAACGGGTAAGTCTCCATTAATTTTTACAATACCTTCTAAGCATTCAAGAAACAAACCTTTATTATATTTTGATAAAGAATCTGGATATCAAAGAGAGCTTAGATACGCTACCAATCAAAAAACACCTTTTGCAGATGAACAAAAAGGAGAAGCAACTTTAGGTAGAATAGTTATGAAAAACGGAACAATAACAGTTCCCAAAGAACAAGTTGCATTACAAAAATTATTATCATTATATCATCCACTTAAAGACAAAGTTTACAAAGAGCTTAACAAAGAGCAAGACTCTGTAAATCAAATTGATTGGATTGAATTAGAACTGGAAGCATTAACAGCAGCTAAAAATTTAGATGTTGAGCATGCAGAAGCAATTTTAAGATCTGAATTTGGAGAAAAAGTTACACAACTTTCATCTAATGAATTAAAAAGAGATCTAATGATATTTGCTAAAAGAAATCCAGTATTGTTTTTAGAGCTAGCAGATGATGACCATATTCAATTAAGAAATACGGGAGCTAAAGCTGTAGAAGCAGGTATATTAAGTTTATCTTCTGACCAACGTACTTTTACATATGGTACAGGCGGCAGAAAATTAATGACAATACCTTTTGATGAACATCCTTATTCTGCATTAGCAGCTTATTTCAAGACTGATGATGGGATGGAAGTTTACAAAGCAATATTAAAGAAACTTAAATAAGTTACATTATAGTGGTTAGGCTGCTGTAACTGTAGCCTAACTATTATAACAATAAAAAAAATACAACAATGGCAATAAGCGTAAATACTGTTTATCAAAGAGTACTTGGTGTACTTAATAAAGAACAAAGAGGTTATGTAACTGCTCAAGAATTTAACTTATTTGCAAATCAAGCACAGCAAGATTTATTTGAACAATACTTTTATGACATAAACCAGTTTGGTAGAGTGCCTGGAAACAGCACAGAATATTCAGACATGGTAACTTTGCTTAATGAAAAAATTAACATATTTGAAACAATAGACGCCCCAACTAGGGTAGGCAATTATTTTATTGCACCTAGTAATTTATATAGGTTAGGATCTATTGTTTATAAAAACACTACTACAAACTCATTCGGGGTAGCTTCAACAGAACAAATAGAAGCAGAGCGTATTAACGCTAATGAGTTTTTATATATTAATTCTTCACCTTTAACAAAACCTACAAACACTCGTCCTGTATTTATTTCAAATACAAGTGGTATTAAAGTATATGCAAATTCAGAGGTTACAGATGTTGCTTTAGTGGATTATCAATATATAAAGAAACCCGCTACAGTAAATTGGGCATACCAAATTGTATTCAACGAACCTCTATATGACGCAAGTAATTCCGTAGATTTTGAACTGCACCCTGCAGATGAAGCTGATCTTGTTATAAAAATATTAGAGTTAGCGGGTATATTAATAAAAGATTTAAACTTATATCAAGTTATGAATCAAGAAGAACAAGAAACTATTCAACAAGAAAAAGCATAACATATGGCCTTACCTTTACAAACAGATGAACAATATTATTTAGGTCCCGATGGTATTTGGAATAGCTGGGATGAGGACTATGGTAATTATCAATTTACTAGCATAAAAGATATTATAAATAATTTTATTATATCATATGTAGGTGAAGAGAAAATTATACCTAAAGTAAAAAGAACAGATGTAGCATTCCACGCACAGCGCGGGGTTCAAGAATTTAGCTTTGATATATTACCTTCGGTTAAGAGTCAAGAAATAGAGATAGGTCCAAACTTAAACTTTGTTTTACCAAAAGACTATGTTAACTATGTGAAAATTACGTGGACTGATTCTAACGGTATTGAAAGGGTGGTATACCCTGCTATTAATACCAGCAATCCTTTTCCTATATTACAAGATTCTAATTACGAATACTTATTCGATGAGCAGGACGAAGAAATTGTATCAGCTCAATCTTCAGAAACAAAAAAAAGATTTCAAGCACCTATACAACCCGGGCAAACCGAAAGAGATGTAATACCTAATAATTTAACTTTTTTAAATGATTATGGAAGAAGGTATGGTATATCTCCACAGCAAGCTCAAGTTAATGGAGTATTTTATATTGATCAATTGCAAGGTATTATATTTTTTGATTCTTCATTTGTAAATAAGATAGTAACTTTAAAATATATATCAGACGGTATCGGTTGTTCTGACGAGGATATGACCGTACATAAATTTGCTGAAGATGCTTTATATAAATATATTGCTTATGCAATACTATCTACTAGAGCAAATACTCCTGAGTATTTAGTTGCAAGATTTAAAAAAGAAAGAGGAGCAGCTAAAAGAAATGCAAAATTAAGATTATCTAATATTAAGATAGAGGAAATTACACAGGTAATGTGTAATAAATCTAAGATTATAAAACACTAATATATGCCAGAATTTGTACATGTTTTCCAATCCGGGAAAATGAACAAAGATCTTGATGAAAGACTTGTTCCTAATGGTGAATACCGAGATGCTTTAAATTTAGATTTAGCTAATTCAGAAAACGGAAACGTAGGTTCTTTACAGAACATAAAAGGCACACTCGAGCTTAAAGGCAAGTTAGGCCAGCCTGATTGGTCCGGTTCTTATATAGATGCATTATCTAATCCTGTTTGTATTGGATCCATTAGAAACGATGTTTCAGAATGTATATATTGGTTTATAGCTTCTAATAATATTAGTACAATAGCCGAATATAATCAAACTACAGGGGACATTGCTCCTGTAATAGTAGACACTTTAAACATACTTAAGTTTTCTGAAGATTATCTTATAACTGGTATAAATATAATTGAAGACTTTTTATTTTGGACGGATGATCAAACAGAGCCAAAAAAAATAAACATAAAAAAATTTAAAACAGGATCTACTGACTTTCTTACCCACACAAAGATTCCTCAATACATTCCAGACCAGCAAACATATTCAGAAAATTTAACAGGCCAGCCTAACTTCGTTGAAGCAGATGTAACCGTAATTAAGCTTTCTCCTTTAGCAGCGCCTACTATTACAGCTAGCGCTAGTAAGTATGGTGATGATATACCTGGTACAGGTTTGCTACCTCTTAGTACAACAATGACAACTGCTTCCACTGTTAATTTTACTTATGTTGAAAATACTGTTTTAGATAGCATTAGCAGAGTACCTTTAGATACTTATGGAGAATATTTAGCAAACATAGCTATTGATCCCGCTTTCTATGCAGACTCATCTATCCCGAATTGGAACGGTGAAATAACTTTTACGGTAAATACCGTACCTACAGCTTGGGCTTTAGACGATATTATAGAATTAGAAACAGATTTTACAACAGAGTTTTATGTTAATTATGAGTATAAAATAAGTATTAAACTTACTGCTGTAAATAACACTACAATAACAGGGCAAATACAAGCAATTTCAAGCGACATACAAACTTTTAGAGATTCTAATGAAGATATAATAATTTACAATTGGAAAGCTATATTAGTAGAAGAGTCGCCTATGTTTGAATATGTTTTTCCTAGATTTGCTTTTAGATGGAAATTTATTGATAACGAATATTCTTGTTTTTCTCCTTTTTCAGAAGTTGCTTTTGTAGGTGGTAAATTTGAATACTTAGCTTCAGACGGTTACAATGAAGGTATGACAAATAATATAAGGCTTCTTGAGATTGGTAACTTAGCATGGGGTAGCCAAGAGGTTGTTGAATTAGACATTTTGTTTAAAGAAAGCAACAGCCAAGCAGTGTATAGCGTAGAAACCTTAAAAAGATCTGATTTTCCTGTGTTACCTAGTACATTCCAGGTTGAAACAGAACTTATTGGAGCAATAGTAGAAGCTAATCAAATATTAAGACCATGGGACAATGTTCCCAGAGCAGCTAAAAGTCAAGAGCTTATAGGTAATAGAATAGTCTATGGCAATTATTTGCAAAATTATAATGTAGATACAACTACTTTAAATTTAACAAATACACCTACAAACCATCCGGCTGTAGCAGATCCTGCTAAAATAAGATTTCCTTTTCCATCAGTAAAATCTATACGTACTTACCAAGCAGGAGTATCATACATTGATGCTTACGGCAGAGAAACACCTATATTTACAAGTAAACAAGGTAGTACAAAAATAGATATATCTGATTCGAATAAAACAAATAAATTAACAGTAACCCCTACAAATATACCTCCTTCGTTTGCTACCCATTATAAGTTTTTTGTAAAAGAAATATCAAATGAGTATTATAATTTAGCATTAGATAGGTTTTATGAAGCGGAAGATGGTAATGTATGGCTCTCGTTTCCATCGTCTGAAAGAAACAAAGTAGATGAAGAAACTTACTTAATACTAAAAAAGCAGCATGACACGGACCAACAAGTTTTAGGGTTTAATAGATATAAAATTCTTTCTATTGAAGCAGAAGCCCCGGAGTTTATATCAACTTTTGACACTGTAATTACATCTAGTATAGTAGAACAATTAACTTTAGTTGAGGTAGGATTTCTCTCTTTAAATTTTAAAGGGCCTATGTCTTCTGTAAATGCACAATTTGGATCTTCTTTAAACGGTGGTAAAGTGAGATTTACTAAAGGAGCAAGTGTTTCTGACATTTACGATGTAAGTATCTCCCGAGTTGCAAACCCAAATAACGACGCAACAGAAATTGATTATAACTTAGTACTAGACAGACCGCTGGGTCCTGATGCTGCTTTTTTAGAAGATGTAGCTGTAGGGCAAGCTTATTCAGTAACTATACTTGAAGACGAAGTAAAAAGAAAACCGGAATTTGCAGGTAGATTTTTTGTTAAAATACAAAGAAACTTTGCTTTTGATACAAATGTTATATCTTCATTTGCTGCAATGCCGGTGCAGTATTCAATACTTGATTCTTTTCAACCAGACAGAGGTTTAAACAACGCTAATAATCCTGGGCCAAATGCTCTTTTATATGCAGATTACGGAGCAACAAGTCCTGTTTTTTTATGTACCAATAAAGCATCTGCTTTAAAGGTTGTAGGCTGGAATGGAGGTGTAGGTCATTCTATTACTAACACAGATTACTCCCCTGACGCATATAAACTTGCAGCTTTACAACCTCCTACTAGAGGTTCAAGAAAATTTGGTGTAATATATGTAGGCGAAAAAGCTAATGGAGGGGGAGAGTATATAAATCAAATGTTTGGTAATAGTTCAGTTAGTCAATATGGAGGAGGACCAATGTATGATGGCAATTGGGCTGGTTTTACTGCTACCCCAGACGGTTTTTTATCTCCAGGGGCAGTCATAAGATTCCAAAATAAAACTGACGGATCTTACAGCCAAACCTACAATGTAATTGATGCTATAGGACAAAGATCTTTTAGAGGTAGAAGAACGGGCCCGGGAGGTGGCTGTGAGCATTCTGAAACAGGGTATAATCAAAAATACGTTATCTATATAGAATTAGACAAACCTATAGCAGAAGATTGGATGCCGTTAGCTAATGACTGGAATCAGCTAGAAACAGTTTTACCAAGTATTCAAGCCTTAGAGCCTGTAATATCAGCCGGTACAAAATTAACTTCTAACAATCCAGCTATATTTGAAACAGAACCAAAAGAATCAATAGATCTAGATTTATATTATGAAGCTAGTGATTCTTTACCTATCTCTAATTACAATACAGAGTCTCAACACTTAAATTGGATGAATTGTTATTCATACGGTACTGGAGTAGAGTCAAATAGAATTAGAGACGACTATAATGCAGTGTTTATAGATAAAGGTCCAAAAGTATCTACAGTATTAGATGAACCTTATGCAGCAGAGCGCAGAGGTAGTGGGTTTATATTTTCTCAAATATTTAATTCAACATCAGGTATAAATAGATTAAATCAATTTATACAAGCACTACCTATAACAAAAGATTTAAATCCTATTCATGGTACAATACAAAAGTTGCATGCTCGTGATACTGATTTAATAACTTTATGTGAAGATAAATGTTTTAGAGTGTTAGCTAATAAAGATGCTTTATTTAATGCAGACGGTAATTCTAATGTTACAAGTAATAACGCTGTATTAGGACAAACAGTTCCATATGCGGGAGATTTTGGTATATCTAAAAATCCAGAGTCGTTTGCAGATTATGGATTTAGAGTATACTTTGCTGATAAAAACAGAGGTTCAGTAATAAGATTGTCAAGAGATGGTATAACAGAAATATCTAGCAAAGGTATGGATGATTTCTTTTCTGATAACTTAAGATACTCTAATAAGTTAATAGGTAGTTATGACGAGGATAAAGGCTTATATAACCTTAAACTTGATAATATTACTCCAGAATGGACAAAAATATTATCAACTGATACAAATTATCAATTAACAGCTTCTTGCGAGAATCCTAGCACCCTTAATAGCACTCAAAAATCAATTGGGACTACAGTTTCATTTAAAGAATCAGTAAATGGGTGGACAAGCAGAAAATCATTCTTACCTGAAAGCGGAATATCTTTAAACAATATATATTACACTTTTAAAAATGGTTTATTGTGGCAACATAATATAAACAATACTTATAATAACTTTTATGGTAATCAGTATTTAAGTTCTTTTAATGTTGTTATAAATGAACTACCTAATGTAGTAAAAGGCTATAGCACTTTAAATTACACAGGTACAAGATCAAGAGAATTAGAATATGAGTATAACAACAAATGGTATTCTATTGCTGAAATTAATGCAAATCAAACAATACCAACTTCAACACAAATAAAAACAGAAGGATGGCGAGTTGATTATGTTAGAACAAACCTTGAATCTGGGGAAATAAAAGAATTTGAAAACAAGGAAGGCAAATACTTTAACTACATAAAGGCATTACATGTATGTAAAACTGGAGATGGTATTGGTAATTCCGATGTAGACGCTGAGCCTCAAGATTATCTCTTAACGGTTACAATTGATCCTGACTGTAGCAGCTCGGGAGATGTTATACCTGATACTTCTATACTCGGGTTCTATGAATGGGATGTTGTTAATAGTCCTGTTGCTTTAACTAATATAGAATTAAATACACCTCAGGAAGCAAAATGTAATATTGAAAACTTTTATAATATATTAAATCAAGACTATACTAATGTTACAGTAGCTAGTATGGAACTTAAATATATTTCTACTGTTGGATTAGCTGTAGGGACTGTTTTATATGATAGCAGTACTTTATTACCTTTTACCACAAGCTCTGGTGTTACTATATTATACACTAATACTAGTTCAGTAAGCAATCCTTCTTTAGATGCAAATAATTCACAATCTGTTCCTGATACATATAAACTAATTACTATAAATGCGTCAGGTACTATTACAAGTATAATACAATATAATACTTTAGCTATTTGTATTGGTAATCCTACTAATACAACAAGAGGAACATCTGCTTTAAGCGGAGGGGCAAATGTACCATATTTATTTTTTAGTTTACCTGCTCTTACAAATTCTGAATTGGTATGTGCTATAAAAAACTTTATGGAAACTTGGATTGCTTTGCCTAATGAAGATAAATCCACCGGCTGGTCTGTTCCTAAGCCTTATTGGTATGATCCTTTTACTTTTTCAGTTGGTACGCAATTATATACTAAATTGAATAACGGAGAATTTAAAAAGAAAAATGTAAATAGTGCTGGTGATCCAGGCTATCCTAGAAAAGAAGTTTATAATTTAGACGGGGGTGGGGTTATGCCTTTTGGATCAACGTGGACCGAGGAAGCGAATAAGCCCGATGACAATTGGGTTATAGTTAGTACAAATGGCACAGGAATAATAACAGCAATAGATGTATATAATACTTATAGTTATACTTGTCCATAAAATAATAAGATATGCCAATAACAATTAATAATTACANNTTTACATCGGTTATATACCAGATAGGAGAGNNCTCTCCTGTATATGTTGAATTTCCAACAGCTGTAATTACTATAGTNCCTAACGAAGGATATACNGCTACAGTTTCNGACTTNTCTTTAGACTCTAGCTTTTCAGATCCTGCTGTGCAAACTGTAGTTTTTGCTCAAAGTGGATTGAATGTTACCTGTACAGTAACCTTTCAAACAAGTTTTATAATGCCTGCAAACAATTATACAATCCCTTTGTGTATTGTAGGAGAAGCTAAAGTAAGTCTTATAACTATAGAAGGTACGTTTTCCTCAACAGTAGGAAGCAACGTAACTCCTTCTAGTGAAAAAGATACAGTATACAGTGACTCAGGAGCGTTTGGTGAAACAGATCTTTTGTTTTCAAAAACTTATACTGCTGCTACAGGTTATTATTTAAAGAATCCTTCAGCTAATATTGTTACTGGTAATCAAGCTAATTACACGGTAGCACAAACACCTACATATGATAGTAACGGTAACTTAATTGTTTATTCATTAAATTGTAGTTATACATATCCTATCAATAATGTTTCGGGTGATTTCATAGATATAAAGGTTCCTTCAGAGGCGATATTTGTACCTGCTCAAGAAATAACATCTTATACGTTTGACACATCGCCAGTATCTTTAGGAGGCTCGCAGAGAGTATTAACTTTATTTGGAGACGAAGGCGCCGTTTTTACAATACTTGTAACAGATACACTTGGTAACTCTTACAATGTAGAATTAAATGCTACTATGGATGCAACAGGTACTTTTAGTACTATAATAGTTTTTCCTGATGTGACAGGAGCTGTTACTAATATTGTATACACAATAACCTTGTCAGGGGATTTAGCTTCTCCGTTTTCACAAGTAAATCCTATAGTATTAACTCAATATGCTATTAATCCAACTATATCTATAGGAGGATCTTCAAGCCTTGGCATTACAGGCTTTACAACTTTCACTAGACAAGGACCGGCTTTTATGTCTCCGACAAATACTTTTATGACAGTTACTTGGCCATTATCAGTATCTCCTCCTAGCACGATATCTTATGATGGCGATATTGAAATGACGGATTTTTTATACACACAAGCTTTAGGGGGTGACCCTGAGGTTGTTAACAGCGTATCAAATTCTTCTACAGTAACTTTAATAGATGCTACAGGTATACTTGTAAATGATCAATTCAATTTATTCCAAGGTAACAGCCAATTAGCTCCTTTTCAACACAAGGTTACAGGGGTTGCAGGTAATGTATTAACAGTAACACCTAATATGACGGCAGCAGCGGGAACTGGTTTACAGGTTTACAGAACAAAAGGTAATGTTATAGATAACGCTACAATTACAGCTACTCAAGTGGATCCTCAAAATATTACACTAGATTTATCTGTTCAAGTTGTTGAATTTGGAGAAGAAGATGTTACATTTACTTTAGACTTAGACAATGTTATAGACAAAGTAGGTGGACAGGTATTCGGTCCTTATTCGTTTAATTTTGATACAAGCAACGCAACTGATAGTTGTTGTGGACCTGTTGCTGCAATAGTTTATTTAGATTCAAACTCTTTAAGTACAGCTACAAATATATATATAAACAATACCGGTAGTACTTTTGCAAATGCAGGATTTTACTCAGTAAATGGGACTTATAGATATTGGGACGGTTCTTCTTTCCCATCAACAACAATTAACACTTGCCCTTCTTGTTCTACATCTTTATCTTTGTGTTATAGCAGTACAAGTGCTAATGATTTATGTTGTAACACCTCTATTAATGTGACTGTATACGTTGGCTCTGGACAAACTTTTTTAAATAACACTGGATTGTATTCTGATGCTAGCTTATTAAATGCTGCTCCAGATGGATACTATAGCCAAAATGTAAATACTTGTAACACGCAAACACCATAAAAATGGCACAAAAAACTTATAGACAACAATCATCAGGTACTTTAGGTACTCTAACAAACTGCCCAGGGTGTGGACCTGCGCCAACATCAACTTATACAGCTGCTTCTTGTGATAATAATTTTACAAGATATGTGGATGAAATATCTGGATTTGACGGGCAGCAGGCAGTATTAATTCAACCTTATAGTGTTGGAGATGTAGTATGGATTAAAACAGGAGCGTCAGCGGCTATTGAAT